TCACATCGCCTACCGCTTTTGGAATCACCGGCAGATCATCTGGCAAGGCGGCATCGTATTCAACCATGAATAAATTTGCATCTTGGTGTCCGACATTGCCACCGCTTGCCTGTGCATCAGCCAGTGCGTCAACAGCATCTAAGAACACGTCCCGCTTCGTCTCATTGCTCATTGTTTTTCTCCTTAACAGGCTTTATTACTCGTAGGTAGAAACCACCTCCGTAGTATCCGTTACCATAACCATCATCGCCACTTCCCACATCGAAGCGCTCATCAGAGTAGTAGATAAACAAGCGAAATGTTGTTTCATCTTTGTCATACACCGCTTCAACATTGGTAATTGCGTTGTCGTGGTCTGCCAAGCGCTCCAAGTCAGGTAGCTCACTCCAGCCATTGCCACAACCTCCACAGCCTTCGTTCTCATACGTCAACAGTTGGGTGCCATCATCGCACGTCAGCAAATACCCGCCGGTCTCCATATACGTGTCCGCTGGCGCAACTGCATCTTCAGCCTTCACGATACGGCGTCCAATTAACCAGTCAAAACCATCTCCATCAAATTCTTTATCTCTAATCATTGTCATCGTCAGTCACCTCATGGCCATTAATTAATGGTGAAAATGCCATGGCGCCATAATCTATTCCACCTTCATGATAAATAGTCGGCTCAAGTTTCCCAGATTCACCTAAAGCAAGCATAATCTTTGGCTTCATCGCCTTTAGAATAAGGCCACGATCGTTTTCACTGATAGGGACGTCTGGAGCGTTAACAAACCTGATGAAGCCGTCATGCTCATTAATCATCCACAATCGTTCAATATAATCAGTGTTTACATAGTCACCGCTGTCTAGTTTAATCATCATCGTCAGTCACCTCTTCTTTTTCGCAGTCTTGCAAGCTGTAATGCTCAATCTCTGCTTCGGTGAACTGAGCCAATGAATCACTTTGGGCTTTGCTATGAAGAAACCATGCCACGGTTCCGGGATGAACCGTAGATCGGTATGCTTGAGCAAAATACTCATGCTTCTTCTTATCGACAAGCACTTTGTAGACCAGATACTTCTTCTTCACGGTGCAGCCGTTGACGTAAGCATTCATCAGCAGCTCTTCGTCATCATCAGAATTACCAGTATTATCAGTAATATACTTTGCTGGCCGCGTATAATCGTGTGCACGTTCAACGATTTTGGCTTGTTCCTTGCTCAACAATACCTTTTCAGGCTCCTCAACGAACGTGACAACGTGACCGCCATGATCTTTAGCCGCTAGTTCAGCCTGTTTCTTATTAGGCGTTGTAGGGAAATCCGAGATGGCTAATGACCAGAAACCGGAACCATCCGAAAAGTCCCAGTATTTCCCTTCATCGTTCTTTACCGCGTACAGTTTTTCTTCACTCATTTTTCGTCCTCTACTTTCTTGATAATCAGTGGTTCCGGAATATTGACTTTAATGTCATCGCCACGGGTGTTGTGCGATTCCGTGTGCTTGGCCATATTCTCGTTTATCCAGCGGATACACTGAGATTGATACTTTGCTCGGTAATACTCGGTTCTTGTGTTTAAGCCTGCTACTACGTACATTTGTTTGCCTCCAATAGCTTCACAGCATCGTCTGCCGATCTGCATACGCCGTAAATTACTTTTGTTCCTGATATAGCGGCCGCAAAGCGTTTTTGATCTTCACGAAGTCTTCCTTTTTCGTTTTTGCATTCAACCAGTACAGCACGTCCGTCCGTCTTACGGACAGCCGTAATATCAGGCCACCCAGGCGGTGGTCCTGCGTTGAAAAGTCTTCCGTCCACAGTTCTTACAGTTCCTACGTTCGTTCTAGCGACAATGCAACCGTGTTCCGATAGTGCCAGCATAATTTCTGATTGAATGGCATGCTCTGATTTCATGTATGCTCCTTTCATGTCGGATGATATGACGGATGCTTGAAGCCGTTTATGCTTACTCTCGCAAGGGATCAAAGCAATTAATGACGGATATGACGGATGAATCGAAAAACAAAGTTCATACTATACTTTTTTATATTTACCCATATATACTTTTTAAATATTCATCCGTCATAAGAAATAAATATAGGCTAAATCCTTACAGCCGTAAGGGTTGTCGATAAAATTCATCCGTCATATCATCCGTCATTTTGTTGCCCAATTTAAGCGCGGATCGATTTTTTCTTTAATTCCCAAATAAAATCTGCCGTCCATTTTTCTAACGTATTCGAACTTCTTCTGCATTTCTGCACCAAACTTTTGCTTGCGCATCTTGTACTCACCCGATTTGTCACACCAGTCAACATATGTTTGGTAAAGCTGACCAGCGGCGGCCTGATAGCCGGGCCCTTTTTCACAGCAATCATTGACAAATAGTTCAAGAACATCCATTTCTGTTCGGTACTCATTGCTTGCATCTTTAACACTCTGCGGCGGCTCTAATCCTTCGCGCTGCCACTTAAGTGCTCCATCAACTGCCCAATTTAGAATCCCGATCGATTCACGTTCAAGCTTGTATGTGAGTCTTTTGTCTACCTGATCTACTGGCACTTGATGAGTAAATGGAATCAGCATCAATCTTCGCCAGATACCATCATCTGTTCCTCGAATAATGGGCTTGTGGTTAGTTGACAGCCAAAGCTTGAATTCTGGTTTGAATTCGAACTCTGATCCGTATAAAAAACGTGCGGTAACAGATTCTCCTCCGGTTAGTTCTTTGATAAGTCCTTCATCTAGTCGGACGCCTTCATTTGGTTCACTTGCAGATACCAGACGAGCACCCTTTAGTCTTGCAATATCGCTGTTGGCACCCCCGCTAGACTGCTGAACCATAATTGATTTAGCCTGCATCGTGCGTGAATAACTTCCGGCTATGTGCTTGATGGTATCCATGAAAACAGATTTACCATTTCGCCCTGATCCGTAAAGGATGAACATGACTTGCTCTTCAACTGATCCTGTTAATGAGTACCCGACCGCTTTTTGAATGTAATCAATTAATTCATTGTCTCCGTTGAAAGTCTGATTCAAAAAGGCTTGCCATTCAGGACACTCAACAGTGTCTGAATATTCAACGTTTGATTTCTTCGAGAACATTTTCTTAATATCATGCTCGTGAAGAGTCCCATCAGACAAATCAATATATCCGTTGTCAACATTCATTAAGGTCTGATCAGCATCAAATTCATCAGTTGTCACCGGTAGACGATGTTGAATCTCATCTTCAAGCGCTCTTTTAGCACGATTTCCACGACTGGTTTTGCAAAACTTTGCCCATTCCTTCTCAGCTTTTTCCGGATCAACATCAGGAGGAGTTTTTGGCTTTTCATTTTTCAAGTCAGCAACTACTTGGTCAATCATGGTTCGCAATAAGCCACGCTTATCAAGTTCCCAGAAGCTACCATTGTAGATATACCAAGCCTTATCGATATAGCTGTACCTCGCGACATCACCATATCGATCAACAAACCTATCTGCATTGCCTGTGTCATCCCACGAACGAGGAGGAAACGCTTTTGGCTTTCCAGTGTCAGTAATAAATCCAAGCTTATATTTAGGCTTTTCATGTTTCGGCTGATAAGTATCACGCACATCATTAATGGCTCGGTTGAGCGTTGAAACGCCGTAGGTTGTTTTGCCGTGCTTCTCGTCCCACTTTGGTCTCATTAACGATGACTGGCGGAATATACTGTCCATCCGGGTGAAATCTCTGCCTGTCCAAAATGCCAGGTCATTTGCAAATGCCAGATCAGCCTCCGATTGAGATGGATATAATGGTTCCCAGCCTCCGTTGAGCAGTTTCTTAATTCGATCACCACTTTTAGATTTCAGCATTTTAATGATGATCTCATCTTCAGAAAGATTATTAGGTGCTAAATTGTACCTGCTGGGCAAATCGATGACGGTTTTTGGCTCCAAATACTTTGTATATATCCGCTTGAATTCCTCTTTTGTTGGAGAATTGATTGAATGAAACTTGCCAATCTCATCTCCCGTCATTGCAAAGAACCGCCCGCTTTGATACATCTCAACATTAGCTTTTCTTCGGCGTGTACCGGGTATTTCGCCTTTGACAATGATATGAATACCAGTACCAGACATTGACCTTTCGGTATATGACCTGAAAGTATTCATGAACTCCCATGCGACATTGTCGTCAGTTTGTCCCTCTTCTAGTCTCTCCAAATCATCGCCAATATGATCAACGTCAATTCCTACATATCCGTTTGCAAAGAAAAATCCAAGTCCGTCAAGGTCATAAGCCTGTAATGCTGTGATTGCTTCTTCAAAAGTTACCCACTGTTTCGAGTCCGTTGAGCTTGTTTTTGTGCCAGTTAAGGCAGAATAAGGAATCTTAGTATATTTATTTTTCTCTGGTTGCCAGATTCGGTGAAAGCAGCCCCATTGTTTTAGGGACCGTAGTTCTGCTGGAATGCGTTCATACATTCTTAATCCTCCTAGAATGGCAAGTCGGAATCGTCAACCGGTTCATGAGGCTGACTTGGTTGAGAATCATCCTTAAATTTGTGAGCAACTTGTGGATACTTGCTAGCATGAACACTCCACGGGGCCACTGTGTTCCGATCACCATATTCAGGGTTTTTCTCAACTTTGACATAAACTCGTACAGGCTTGTGATAAATAGCCTTGCAGAAATCATCGACGCTATTTAATGGAGTGCCTTCAGGGATCTTTGTCGCTTCCAATACATACTGGAGACCGTCCATATCATATTGGTTCGTAGCTTTGCGCTTCCAGTTATCGAAAAAGACAACTCGGTTATGATACTTTCCATTAGTTTTTGGCTCTGCTGCATCAAGATCATTGCGAACCGTGAGACGTAGCTGTAGTGATTCCGATCCCCTCTTGGTTGCAATTTCACCGGCTTGCGTAATGACCATTTCATATTCACCCTCTGGAAGTGGTGAAAAATCGTTTTCCTGATTCTTGCTATAATCTGCGGTAATGAATGACATATTAGTTTCCTCCTAAATATTTATGTTCGGCAGCTTTACGGGCTGCGATGGCTTCGTCTTTGGCATTGAATGTTCCAAGCCAAATCCTTTTTTATTAATTTTGATGTAAGCGCCCCATTTTCCGGTGCGAAGCCTTGAAACTCCGGGGTATCCAGAAGTGTTGTTACTTTGTAAATATTTACGTTGCACAGCATTAAGCTTGTTTCCTGATCCAATTCCAGTTGTGCTCCCACTGCGTAGTGCTTCGTACCAGTAAACTTTTAAATCTCCTGTACGGTTATTCCTAGCAAGAACACGTTGACTCTTCCCACGCACTTCGGCGTAACCCAAGACTTCAATATTTCCGAATGTTTCACCGGTATGATCAATCGCTGGTCTACCCATCTATGCTCGCTTCCTTTCCTTTAGCCATCCCCTAGCCACAATCTGGTGGTAAGCCCATCCGGGTTTATAGCCACGTGCTTTTGCAATTGCGTACATGTCTTCAGGTGACTCGGCATCTTCGGCTTTCATTTGTCCATATTTGGTTTTTGAATAGTCCGCAACTATTTTGAATACTTTCTTGTCTACCTTTTTTAATTTTGCCGTAGGATCAACTTCAAGATCAGCACCGTCTGCTCTGAATGAATATCCACAAAGTGGGCATTGCTTAACCTGTGCAGGAACGATTCCGTAACATTTTGGACAGCTCTTGATCGCAGGTCCGTCTGATTTACCCCTGCGTTTTTCCTGCTTAGGTCGATCTTTAAGCGACCATTCACGGTCAGCATCAGGAAGACCAAAGCGATAAACGTTCGCAACGTGATCAATAATGATTGCCCTTTTGTTCGGCCTATAGCGCATTCCTCGCATCGATTGCTGAATGTCAAGAACAAGAGAAGCAGTTGGCCTCAGCATGATGACAACGCCACATTCGGGAACATCAAACCCTTCTGAGATGAGATCGACGTTTGATATGATTCTAATTTTTCCATCTTTAAAGGCTGTCATTGCTTCATCACGATTCAAAGCAGGCGTTTTGCTGTCAACATGAATGGCAGATATACCGGCAGCATTGAACGTTGCCGCAACTCGCTTGCTTTCTTCGATACTGTGGGCATAGATAATAGCCTGGCGTCCATTGGCCAAATTCTGGTAGTGACTAACAACATCACCAAAAATCATCTTTGTATTGGCCTCATCAATCGACTTTGTGGAATAATCACCAGTTGATGATTTCTTTAGCTTTTCAACGTCAATTAATGTTGGCGCATAGTAGTCAAAAGGCGCTAAGTAGTGATGTTCAATTAGCCATTTAACTGTTGGCCCCTCAACCATGGTTTCATAAACATCCCCCAGTCCCTTTCCTGAAAGTCTCCATGGGCTTGCTGAAAAACCTAAGCGTGGAACGTCTTTATAAAACCCATAAATTTTTAGGTAAGTCTTTGCCAAACTGTGATGTGTTTCATCAGTGATGATTAGAGTCGGTTTTGGCAATTTTCCTAAGCGTCTAGCAATTCTGCCAACAGTCATGATGGTGCATTTGTTCAAATCAACTCCGTTTGCAATAAAAGTCTTCGTGATTTGATCAATAAGTTCTTTTCTGTGAACGGTGAACATAACGTGCCCGCCCTTCATGACTGCCAACCTAGCTATTTCAGCGATGATAACTGATTTACCAGATCCCGCTGGGCTGACTAGCAGTACAGACTTGTGACCGTCAGCCAGCTTTTCTCTTGCTTGATTAACTAGCTTCTTCTGGTAAGGATGAAGCTGAAACATCACTGTCACCTCCAAACTTAAAGAGGTCCTCAATGGCGCACGCAGTTCGATCATCCAAACGATTTTTTGCAAATATTGCATCTGAACCTGCAAGAATAACTCCTCGGTGGCTTGTCTTTGTGCTGATGACTACGCGTCCTACAACGTCTGTTAGGCCTAATAACCCGTCACGTACGCTGTCGCGAATTGCTGGTGCATACTGGCTGAACGATTGTCCAGTTTCGCTTGTAATGTCTCGTGTGTTCTCCCAAGCGGTTACTAGCACGTTAACTGGTGCGTCCATGAAGATCATGGTCATGATACGGGCAAAGTAATTTGTCCATCTTGAGTAATCCTGAAGTTCGTTGCCAATGCCGTTTTTACTGTGCCTGCCCATCTCGACAAACCAGTCTTTTTCGAACGCTGATACGTTGTCGATCACCAGATTGTCATATCCGGAAACACGTTCAGCCAGATTTTTCAGAAATTCTTTCCATTCTTCGCTTGGCTTACTTCGGTCAAATGGTTGCACATCGATGTTCGGTGCACCAGATAGCACTTTTGAACTGTCATCCAGATCTAGCACGAGTGTTTTGCCATTAAGATTGCGGATAGCTGACGTCTTACCGACACCAGGCTTTCCATAAATCAAAACTCGCCAGTTCTTTGTTCGATCAATTGAAGATGCATGTTTAATTGGCTGCATCTACCGCACCCCCAGTCCAATGTTCTCAACCAGTCGCGCATTTGGTACCTCACGGCCAGCTTGTAATGCTTTCTTCAAGTCGGCTTTGTTGACCGTCAACGTGGTCTTAATGAACTCTGGTGGCAACTTATTCGGGTCTTCTGGTGCTTCCACGCTCACTGTTCTGCGAGTGTAAATACTGAACAGTGGTGTATGAATGTGTTCACGACCAGTTTCAACCATCGCTTGCGCCAATCGTGATTTGATTGTCGCAGCGTTTTTCTTGGCACTTGTCTTTCGTTCTTGCAAACGCCTGATTTCAGCATCGATTTCTTTGACGTCTGCTTCGATTGATTTATAGACTTTGACATAGCCAACCGCCTTATCATCAAAGTCGCCCTCAACCATTTCCATCGTGTCAGCAATAGCTTTTGGATCAGCCTTGCCACTTTCTGCCAGTCGTTGCAAACTGGTCAATTTGTCTGTTAAGTCGTATAATACTGACATATAATATTTTCCTTTCTATCAGTCGTTGGTCTGGACGCCAGCGGCTTTTTTCATAGCTTGTTTGATAATAAATAGGATCGCATGTGCGCCATCTTCTTGACCCATCGCATACGTTTGATAAGGGTCTGTGTTGTTCGGCCCATAGTCAGTGGCAACCTTGTGATATTTGGCAATCTGACGGTTAGATTCGGATAGAATTCGTTCGTATTCCTCATTGGTCATTACGTCATCCCCTTAGTTTCGCTAGTCGTGCACGTAGCTTCTCGTTCTCGGCAAGCAACATCTTTGCAATTGGTGTGTGGTTGCCGCGCATAATGTCTAATGTCAATTTGTTATGCTCTTTCAGCAAATCACCAATGGTACGTTCTGCTTCAGTCATTTCCGATCACCTCCGGGGTTCAGATGGCTGCTATCCGCTGCTCTCGCAATTTGTTCCCTGACATCCATCATTTCCGTTTCAAAGCGGGTCATATCTACCGACGACTGTGCCAAGATTTCCCGATAGCGTTTGAAATTTTCTTTCAAAAAATCGCGGTTTTGAATTTTCTCACCATCAGTCATGTTTGGTCGATCTTCACGATACAAGTCGGCTTTGTCGTCCGCCCACTCGCCTAGGTATTCCAAGATAAATCTGTTCACCCGCACGCGATAAGCCAAAGACTCCAATCGATCCAACTGTTTACCAATCTTTCTATCCATGTCAGAACCTCCGTTTTAACTGATCCATGTCTTCCAATTTCCGCTGTGGCCTAAGCAGTGACCCACGATCACGCCGAAGGCACCACCAATTAGTAAATATTCAATCATTATTTGCCCTTTTCTCTAAGCGACCTTGAAATCTCTGGGAACCATTTGTCGATGAATGTTCTCCACGGGCCGGCGTGAAACATATATCCCTTTTGACCAGGTGGTGGGTAATGGACGATCCTGTCCTCTAACACTTTTCGAAAGCGAGGTACATCGAGAATATTGTTAACGACCCATGTGTTGTTATGTCCTTTGATTAGACTAGCGGCCGTTGTTAGGTCCCAATATTCCATTCCTTCAAGCTGACGTTTTAGTTCTTGGTTCTCCTTGATCAGCTTTGCCAGTTCTTCTTCATCGACCGCTAAATACTTTTTGCTTGAAATATGATCATCTTCAACAACCTGCAACAACGGCATGGCATTTCCTCCTTTCCTGTGATCGCCATATCACGAAAGTGGTCATTACTATCATTCAAGCGCCGTTATATCTGCTACCTTCAGTTAGCTATGCGTTGGCTTAACGCAACTTTGATGATTCGATCAATCGCTTGTTGGAAAACTTGATCATCATCTGAAAATCCATTTAGGTATCTATGATCTCTACGTTGCTTTTCTAGATCAGAAATTGCGTCGTCATAGGTACCTTTTTTGTGTTGCTCGATTAACTTTTCACAGTAAGATGCCAACTTTTCTGCCTTTAAAATCTTTAAGTTCAGGCACACTTGAGATAAGCTTTGCTTTTCTTGTTCAGCTTTCATTTAGACAGCCTCCTTTTGTAGAAACTTGTTGATAAAATACTGCTGGCCTTTTCCGGTTACCTTGGTAGTCTTGGTGATCCGCACGCTGCCGTCTGGGTTCTGGAATGTACGTTCCTTGATGTCGAACAGTTCCAAGTCCATCGCGCGTTGCGTTGGCATGTTTCGCCGGTCACCCTTACTAATCAGATAGCCGTGATCTCGCAGCCAAGCGAACAGCCTATTCTGGCCAATATCCACACCGTTCTGGCGGATGAGTTTGGCTAAGTCACCGATGAGAATGCTCGTACCACTTGTGGCTACCGCGTCTGCAAACAGTGCTTTAGGTTTCATATCTTCAATCTGTTCAGCCTGACTAGCTGCCAGCTTCAATGCCTCGGCATAACTGCCCGGGATCACATAGCCCGTCTTAATCTGCGTCTCCATGCTGTTGAACGCGTTGATGTAACTGATCTTGAACTTAAGTGCCTTCTTACCGGTGAAGCCCATGGCCAGCAATGTGAAACCATCACGATTCATGTAGTACATCGGATATTGCTTACCTCGGTTGTCATACGTTGCCTCGGCAAAGAATTTGGCGGCCGATTTTTCGGCTGCGAGATTGCTGATAGTTTCAAGAACATGTTTGTGGTCTTTTCCAAATACCTCGGCCACACGCAAGCTAGTTGTCACGGCTTGTTTATTGTGCATGATTACTAGTTCGTTCATACCGTCATCCCCTTCCGTTCTCTATTGGGAACGTTATCCGTAAAAAAAAGATCCAGTTGATTGGCGCCGTATCCCAAAATGCTTGCCATTTTTACTAATTCGGTAGCGCTAATTGTTGTAATACCGTTCTCACGCTTAGCGTACGAAGAGCGGTTGTGCCAGCCCATAGCTTTCGCCATTTCGTCTTGGTTCATTCCTTTTGCGATACGTTCAGCGCGAAGACGTTTTAAATTTAGTGTCATTGTATTGCCTCCTTTCGTTTCCTTTTGGGAACATCTAAAGAATATCATCCGCGTTCCCATGTGTCAACGATTATTTCAAAAAAATATTCAGATATTGTTTTTTTGTGCCCCTATTGTGCACAATCGGGAACGGTGTTAAAATCATTCTTGAGGTGAGATACATGAAAACAAATGATGAAATAATCAAGACTTTGAATGATCTTCGCAACCGCGAAGGGATTTCAATCAGTGAACTAGCACGCCGTGTTGACATGGCAAAATCGTCTGTGTCTCGCTACTTCAATGGAACGCGTGAGTTTCCATTAAACTATGTTGATAAATTTGCAAGTGCTCTACACACAACTCCGGAAAGCCTAATAGGAGTTTCTCCTGTAGATTCTTTTAAAGTCAAAAAACTAAATGTTCATTCTTATCCATACATTCCTGCTGAGATATCGGCTGGAATCTTGTGCAACGTCGATCCGCTAACTTCAGATGACGTTGAAACGATTCAACTACCAGATAGTGTTATGGGAAGATATGCCGGAGACAGTAGCATATTGATGATGCACGTTAATGGCGAATCAATGAACCAAACAATTCCAGACGGCTCTTTAATAGCCGTCAAACAATACAGTGACATTCAAGACCTAAATGACGGGGACATTGTTGTGTTCGCAGATGATGGTGACTACGCTGTTAAATATTTCTACAACGACCGTCAGAAAGAAATTGTCACCTTTATTCCGGATTCCACCGACAAAAGATTTAGCCCTATCATGTATACCTATGAAGACCTTGAAGAAGAGAATATCAATATCATCGGCAAGGTAGTCGTATACACAGTCGTTTTATAGCACAATCTTACGTCCAAACCCTGATCGACGTTAAAAGCTGAATTTTTTTGGAGGGATTCATCATGAAAAAGCTCAAGATTAACATTTGGACTGGCATTTACAACATTTTTGCTTGTGTGATTTTTGCCTCATCGTGGTTTGTCATCTTTTCAACCGCATTTAGCGATGCTGCAAACAAGACCAATGCAACTGGAGGTGCTGCCACATTCTTCTATGCTGTTGCTTGGATTGGAGTTGTGCTGAACGCACTAGCTTTATGGCAAAGCTATAAGCACAACATTTCGCTAGTGGGCGGTGTTCTGGGCGTAATTGGTTCGCTTTTCTTTGGTTTGACCGCTGCAATGGCATTTCCAGCTATTGTTTTGTTGATTATTGCAATTGTATTCTTGTTCTTACAACACCCTCGCAATAAGGCAGCTGCTTAGCATATATTCTTCCCCCACGCAAGCGGCGTCCCCGTGCAAGCCGGAGAGTGGGGCTTGTACCACATACCAAGTAAAGGATGTGAGTCATCATGCTAAAAAAGATAGTTGCCATCTTACTTATTGTTTTGTTGGCTGGCGCAACAACCGCTTGCGATGATGACACCGGTCATGATGAAAACGTTGAAATATTTAACTGAGTGCGAACTGGATACAAAAAAGCCCCGGCCGCTGTGGTCGAGGGACAGTTGTTTCTGTCAAACGTAACTACTGTCGCAATCTGGCTGTTTTGATAGCATCTGGTGTTAGCTGAATCCAGTGAATATATTCACCATCTGAAAGATCAACAAGGGCCTTACCAGACAAAAGTGCAGCAACCTCGTTTGGCCCAATATTGGGCTTACTTGAAAACATGCCATACATGCCCGATGCTTCGTCGATATCCCATACTTCGTCTTTTTCGTCAACGATATATATGCCATTTTCCATTTGGAGAACCTCCTTTATCATGATTACGGTTCACCTAATTTCTTTTTTCATGAATTTCATTCACTTAATTATATCACGAAAAGCGCCTACTTCTTCAAAACATTAAAGAAGCCACACAGATTGTAGGAGGTAAAACCTATGAAGCCAGTTACAGTAAGCTCTTATAAGTTTGGCGAAAAAACCTGGAAAAATTTTGAAGGAGAACCGATCAAAAAATATGAGCACTCAGTTCTCCTAGACATTTCAAACACCGAAGTCTTCAGTGATAAAGAAAAAACAGAACTAAACCACAAGATCGTTGTCCCCTTTTCTAGAATTAGAGAGAAACGATTCATCAAAGATATTCCACTCAGTAACGTAAACGAGGCGCTTAACAAGAAAAAAGCAAGTAGGAGAAAGTAACGACAAAAAGCGCCTACCCAAGCGAATGGGTAGACGCCTAACAGAACGTGACTGCATGGTTAGGTGCAATAGCACCCGTTTGTATTGTAGCACAAGGAGGTGTAAATGTGGCCAGTATTAGTAAGCGTGGCAAAAAATGGCAATATCGTGTCTCTTACAAGGATAATGATGGAACACGCAAGTATGTCAACAAGGGTGGCTTCCCCTCAAAAAAAGCTGCTGATATAGCGGCAACCGAAGTCGAACGTCAGCATAATCGCGGTGCAAATTTGGATCTTAACAAGATAACGTTAATCGACTACTGGGACAAATGGATTGAGCTGTACAAATCTGGCAAGCATTCTCGTATCACCGAAGCCCGGTATAAAACAATTCGTAAACAGTTATTAGCCTACTGGGGCGAAAGCCGTGAACTAAAATCAATTTCAAAATCAGACTGGCAGGCATTTATCAATGAGTTTGGCAAAAAAAGGGCTAAAGATACAGTCAGCAAATTGAATGGCTATGTTCGCTCAATGGCTGATTCTGCCGTCGATGACCAAATAATATATACTAACTTCACTCATAACGTTGTCCTCACTGGTAATGAAGGCCAAGCAGGAATCATCAAATATTTGCAAGTAAAGGATTTGCGCAAGCTCGTCAATTACTGCCTAGAATTTGCAGACTACGAGCATATTGCTTACTACATCATCGCAACCGGGGCACTGACCGGAGCTAGGTATTCTGAAGTTCTTGGGCTCACGTGGGATCATGTTGATCTTAAAAAGCGCGTTGTGCACATTACTAGAACGTGGGATCACAGATATGGCAGCGGCTTTGCGGCTACTAAGAACAAATCAAGTGTACGTGACATCGACATCACGAGAGAACTTGCAGACTTGCTTTTACGTCTCAAGAAGGAACAGCAAGAGGTCTACCTTGCTCAGGGATATCGTGATAGCAAACAACTATTATTTCGCAGCATACGGCATAACATGCTATCGAGCACGGCAATTAATAAGGATCTAAGGACGATCGAGAAGGCTCTAGACATTTCCCCCGCGATTACTTTCCATGGGCTTAGACACACTCACGTTTCCTATTTGATTGCCAATCACGTTGACATTAACTATATTTCAAAAAGACTTGGGCATGCCAATACAATGATCACTCAAAAAGTCTACGCTCATCTTCTTGAAGATCAAAGAAAAGAGCAGGTATCCCAGACGCTACAAGCACTTTCGAGACTTTAGCTTGTGCACATTTTGTGCACCGGAGGAAAAAAACAACCGAAAATAAAAGAAAATAAAAACCCANNCAATAAAACGGAGAGTAAGGGATTCGAACCCTTGATACAGGCAAAACCCGTATACATGGTTTCCAACCATGCTCCTTCAGCCTCTCGGACAACTCTCCATAAAAAACTCCGGTTGTCAGGCTCGA